GGACTGGGTAGTCGGAGTGTTGCTGTTGGTACCGCCATTGACCAGCGGGTGGGCAGTGCTGAACAGAGAAACGCCATCGCCACCAACGTATTGGGCAGAGAAACCGTTGTTCAAAACAGCAGCAGCTTTAACCTGCTTGGTGTACGCCATAGCGCGGGCCAGACCTTTGGTGTAACGAGCAGACAGGCTGTCGTACAGGTTATCCTCAATCGCCTCTTCGGTGATCGAGAAGCCCAAGGCGATGGTCTCGTGGTTGTAGCGTGCAGTCCATGCTTCCTGTGCATTGTCATACTGGATGGCAGAGCCCTCGCCTTTGACAGGTGCAGCAGAAAAACCAGACAGCTTGGTCTCTTCTTCAAAGCTACGCTCGGAGGTTTCGGTTTCATAAATTTCTTTATGTTCCTCGCCATAACGGGCGTACTCAAGACCAAACAAGGCATTAAGCCCGGGAAGCAACTCTTTAAGTAGCTGTGCGCGTGAAATAGCCATTTTAAGTTACTCCTTAGACTGCGGTGGCAGTGTAATACTCGTGGTTGCCGAAGTTGATTTTCACCAAGATTTCGGGAATTTGAGTAAAGATGATTGTGGAACCGGTGGGGATTGTAGTAGCCGTGCCGCCCAAAGAGCTGGTAGCCACGTTAATCGTCACCGAAGTTGCGCCTGCTGCTGCCGCCGTGGTAACAAACGATCCAGTACGAATAATTTGACCGCTGGGGCTGGTGCCACCTGCAACATACGACACGTCCGCACCGGCGAGGATTGCGCTGGGCAAACCGGAACCAGTCAAGGTGATGGTCGTAGAAGAAGAGCTACCTGTTGCGCTAACCGACGAAGCGGTATCCGACACAATACCAACCACACGGCACGGGAACGTGTTAGTAGTCAGGGTAGCCGAGTACAGCAGAGCGTTGGCAGAATCGCCAGTAGTGTTGCTACCGGTGTTGTCAATCATCGAATAGTTTTGGCCGATCATGGCGTAGCTACCGGATGCAATTGTCGTACCAGACGAGCAAACAACCGCTTTGAACACGGTGTCAGGATCGTCACAAACGACTGCCTGCGCGTCACCAGCCAACGTGTTAGCGGGCCAGTATTGCGAGAAAGTCAATTGCTTGGTGACAGGGTTGGTGTAAGAACAGCCCAAGAAAATGCCGACCATACCGGCGGCGGTGCCGTCAGTGCTAACCGACATACGTTGGATGTTACCGCGCACCAGCTTGACGAAATCGCCATAGTAGATGCTAGTAGCAGTGCCGTACTGAATAGGCAGGAGGCGAGTAGAACCCGCGAAAACCTGCCCGCCGATCAAATTGACCGGTTTTAGCCCGTAAGGGGCCGGGACATTAGGATATGCCATTTAAAAACTCCGTTATTTAGAACCAGAACCAAATGTTGCACCACGGGTTGAAGACGATTTACGGTCTGCAAACAGCGGCATACGAGGATCACTATTACGCATGAAGTTGTTGTCCACCGATTCCATCTGAGCTTGATTCTGCTTGGCAAAATAATCGGTTATTGATTGGGCTCTAGCTGTCGGCATTTTGCACAACATCAGACCGCCCACTTCAACATTACCGTTATTGTTTCCTTGCAGCATCAACTCTGGATGATCCACTGCCTTCACGGGTTCCCAGCCATCGCGCATCTTACGAGACACGTTGGTCGGATCAGCCACACTTAGAACTGCCGTAGCAATCCATCGAAATGACATACCCGGAATAGGGGTTGGATCAGGCAGAGTACTCGCAGGTTTGTACTCATAGCGAACTTCTTTATCGCGCGACACGAGGTCACGATTTACGCGGTTATCAGCCATATTAAGCCTCCAATTTCATTACTTGAGCAGCATACTGCTGCGGGGTTAAACCAAACTTCTTTGCCAACGCCATTTGCGTTGTAGTCAGCTTGATCTTTCCTGTCGCGGTTGAACGCGACGCTGAAGCAACTACCGTTGACGGTCTTTTAGCGGCTGTAGCCGAAGATTTTTTTTCAGTTTCGCCGAATAACTCGGGGAACGCTGACTTCACGCGAGCATTGATTTGCTCGAAATACTCATCGCTGCTCGGGTTTATACCTGAGGTGACTAGCTTCTTATGCAGCCCTAGTGCGTAGCTGGTGTATTCCTCGAACCCCGGGGAACCGAACCACTGGTTTTTTGCCTGCCAGCGCAGGGATTTTTCGTCCGGTTTGTCCGCTTGGGGCGCGGATTGTTGCGTTTGTACAGCAAAATCGTCATCCTGTAAAGGGGTTGGACGATAATTTTTTACCTGTTCAAGCTTAAGTTTGGCATCCATGACCGCCTCTTGGTGGTACATGATGTCGTCTGTATTGAAAGACTCCTGCGCTTCGCGCAGTTTTCGGCGGGCTTTGTCTAACTCTGCTTCCGCTTTTTGTTTAGCCGCTTCGACTACCGCTTCCTGACTCCTGTTGACATTGGTCTTCAAGTGTTTGTTCTCTGCAATAAGCTGCTGAGCAAGGCGTTCAAGCTCCTGCTTTTCCCGCAAAACGGCTTCCTTAGTCCGGCGCTCATCATGCCGCGCGTGGGTCAGTTCCTTGATGCGGTTCTTTACCTTGTCCGAGTACGACTCAATTTCTTCGTCCGTTGGGTCGGCTACTTCGTGGCTTAATGGCTTGCGGCCTCTGTCCCTTTCGGGGGTATCGTCCTCAATTTCAATTTCGATTCCAGCGCCATCATCTACTTCGATGTTGGTGTTTTCCACCTCGTCGGGAAATTTAAACTCTTGCATGTCTACTCCTTATGCGCGGGTAATTCCGCGTGGGTCGTCCACCACCGCATCGACTTGATCGTCATTGATGAGGCGGAACTCTTTGCCGTAAATCTTGAGGCGCGTACCAGAATATGTACGTGTCACCACAAAATCTCCGGGTTTGCACCAAGGGCCACTAGGGAACTTGGCGGGGTCTTTATACGCATCGGGGCCTACCTTCAAGACAAACAGCACGGTGGTCGCGTTTTGTTCCTGACGGATGTAGGTATCGGGGCGCTCAAGATCAAGCTCGGTACCGGACAGTTTTGTCGATACATCGGGCAGCACGCACAGCAACTTGTAGCCTGTCGGCTCAGGAAGCATGGTGCCTTTTTCTTCAGCAGTCTCGTCTTCCTTTGGCAAATCCGTTGTCTGGATCATGGGTGGGAGGCTAAGACCGGGTGGCAAAATGATATTACTCATCTGATTTTTCGACTTTCTCTGCAAGGTCAATGACATAACGCTCTGCAACGGCTAGACCCTGAATAACGCCGCAGAGTTTTTGATACTCATCAAAAGTTCGACACACCCCTCCCGCCAAGTCGTCAGCGTAGTTGTTCATGTCTTTACGTATTTGGTCGCGCAATACGTTTGCGAATTGTTGGATCATTGGCTAGGTTCGCCTTTCTTAAAAGTTGCAATGTGTTGCAAAGCGTCTTTTCGCAGGGCGGCTTCGTCCTGTGCTTTGCTCCGTGCAATGTCGATGCCCATGCGGACACCTTCCCGTTGCTGGGTTGCGGCCATATCGGCCCGTTGTTTTTTGATCTCCGCTCCAACTTTCATTGAGCCCAGCTGTAGGTTGCCGGAGATCTTTTGCTGCTCCAGCTTGAGCTGGTCGGCCTTGTGCGCCATGTCTGCGGCCAGCTTGGTCGCCTTGAGCTTGAGGTCTTCCTGCTTGATCTGCAACTCTTGCTGTTGCATCTGCACCAATGGATCTTGGGCTTGCTGCTGGGCCTGCGCCTGCGCGGCTTGGGCTTGATCTTGCATGAGCTGTTGTTGCGCTGCTTGGGCCATCATGGTGGACAGAGCCAATTCGATTTCTGGTGGCAGATCCTCGTCGTCCGGTGGCAGGGCAACCCCCATTTGCTTCTCGATGTTCTGGCGCATTTGGAAGCCAACGTGCTCAGCGATGTGGGACATCGCTGCCTGCAAGAGCATGGGCGCCTGCGGGTTCTGGCCCATCTGCTGCTGAATCAGCGGGTCGTTGAGCATGAACTGATGGACGGCAATATGTGCCGCGTGGTCTTGATACAGGAACGCCTTTACCGGCTTGGCCTTGAGGATGGCTTGGTTCTCGGTAACCGGATCCTTGGGCTTGTAATCCTCGTCAACAGGCACCAGCTTCTCGGCGTTTTTGATCCCCATGACGTTGAGCATGGCGCGGTGCAGCTCGGGCAGGTCGTAGATCTGCGGAGCCATCTGGGCCATCTGGATGACCGCTTGGTACTGCACAACCCGCTGGCTCATGGTGGCCGCGTTGGGATCGCTGACGGGAATGATGTCTACCAAGTCATAGTCGGCCTTCTTGGCTTTACGGTCGCCGTACTCAGGATCAAAGGCGTACTCTGGCGCTGTGTTGTCGCGGATCAGCTCCTTGAGGAGCTTGAGTTCTTCCTTGAGCGCAAAGTGCACCCGGGCTTGGACAGCCGTCATGACCTTGAGCTGGCGCTCCAGCAGGGCCAGAGTCGTAC